TAGCACTACGCCGACCGGCCGAACATCCCGCACCAGTACGACAAGCCCGACGAGGTCGGGGTCGTCGCTCGCTTCCGTCGTGAGGACGGCGCCGCCGACGACCAGCACGTCCTCGCGTGCGACCGGTGGGAGACGCAGCGTGAGAACGCCCGCGCGATCGCGCTGTACGCCCGCCGGATGCGCCTGGCCGACAAGTGCGGCGTCACGACCGCGCAGTCGACGATGGACACCGCCCGCCTCCCGCCGGGCGACGAGCAGGCGGACGTGATTGTCGCTGGTTCCGGCGGCGGTCTCGACCAGGAGCCGCACGAGGTCCTCGGCGTCTCGGAGGACGCGCCGGAGCCAGTCGTGAAAGGTGCGTTTCGCGAGCTGGTGAAGGAAGCTCACGGCGACCAGGGCGGAAACGGGGCGTACAGCGTGACCGATCTGAAGCAGGCGCGCGACGAACTACTGACGTAACGGCGACGCGGACGGCGGTCACCCAGGACAGGCGTACCGCGGCTCGGCCCCGCGGCTGGGTATGGAGGCGTCGGCTTACCCGTCCCTGTTGGGAGTCAGGGACAGCTGGGGCGCGGGTGTTTGAGCACCCGAACCCCGGCGCTTCTGACCAAACCAGAAGCATGAGAACGTTCATCGACTCCCCTGAAAGGAGTACCGCCACGAACAGTACTGTGTGGAGGGCCGCCTGATGGTCCACCACACCCGCGAGGACGCCCTCTCGGACCGCGAGTACGAGCGCCTCGTCGCCGCCACCCACCGCCTCGATGACGGCTACCACGCGCTCGAGACGCGGCTGGTCGTCCTCGTCGCCGGCCGCCTCGGCCTGCGGGCGGGCGAGATCGCCCACATGCGCGACTCGTGGATCGACCGGCGCAACCGGATGATCCGGATCCCCGCGCAGCAAAATTGTACCAAGGGACGCAACGGCGGGCGCTGCGGCTACTGCAAGCGGCAGGCCAAGCAGGTCGTCAAGTACGCCGACGCCGACGAAGAAGGTGAGGACGCCGTCTACGAGCGTGCCCTCGAGGCGATGTGGAACCCGAAGACGGACGCCGCCGCTCGGGACGTACCCTACGACTCAGACACGAGGACCGCGCTCACGATCGAGGAGTACTTCGAGAAGTACGAGAACTTCAAAGCATCACGTGTTGCCGTGAACAGGCGCGTCGACGCCGCTGCCGAGGCCGCGGTGGATCTGGATCCCTCCAGCGTGTATCCCCACTGCCTGAGGAGCACCGCTGCCGAGCACCTGGTCGCCCGCGGCCTCGACGTCGTCGCTCTCAAGCAGATGTTTGGCTGGGCATCCTTCCAAACGGCCGAATGCTATATTGCCGGATCTGGTGAGGCAACGGCGCGGAAGCTGCGGCAGTTGCCCGGCTGACCGCGCTGGGTTACTCCACCCACACGCCTTCATCGAGCCACTCGCGAACCTTCCGATCACCCTCTTGCGCCGACAGTCCGACGCCACGGTAGTGGTCCCACGCGGTCCACGGGTTGAGCGCCGACGCCTCCTCGTGCGCCGCTACGAGTGTCCTCCCGTCGGACGTCGCGAACAGCATCACGTGGACCTGCCGGCGTGCGAGCGGCGAGTCACGGAACGCCCACGAGCCGACCTCGACGCGTCCGTCGGGCAGCTCCTTCAACGCCGCGAGCGGCATCCGCTTCGCGCCGGCGTCCCACAGCATTGTCTCCACCTCTTCGGGAGACGCGTCGATCACGCCGACGATCTCGCGCTCCGGGAGCTCGTAACTTGCGTAGTGGTCGCCTGGAAGCCGATGTCGACCGACGCGGTCCAGCAGCGGGAGCAGGCCGCGCCGGAGCGTCTCCCACCAATCCGCGGTGGGCCCGAGGAGCCGGCGCGTGCGCGACCCTTGGAGGGCGCGGACGAACAGCAGCAGCGCGACGAGGCTGACAAGCGATGCGACTATCGGTGCCCCGTACGCGGCTGTGATGTCGGGTAGCATGCGAAAAGTGGTGCTCGCGCCCACCGAGGGACGGTCATCGCGAGGGGCCTCGCCGCTGCTTATTTTACAACGCCAGTGAACCCGGGCCTATGGGATGCATCGTTTGCGACGGGGACGGGCCAACAGTCGGGTCACTGTTCAAATTCGACGGTTCGGTTGATTCAGTCGGAGTTCTGTGCAGAGGGTGCTATCGTCAGTTGAAACAGAATAGACCCAATTCCATGGGTTGCGGCTACAACAGCACCGACCCGTGTCCGAACGAAGCAAAATGCGGTACAGGATCGCTGAAGCGAATGCGAGACCCGGGAAGTGCTGAGCCAACGGGATCTGTTCGAACAGTTGATGATTATTTACTCTGCGAGGATCACCTCCAGGCGGTTCTGAATGGCGACCCGCCAGAGTGGGTCTAAATCAACGTCTCTTACCGCCGCTGGCGGAGTAGTAGGCCGATCGCTGTCGTCACGAGTACGAGAACGGTCACCACCGGACCGAATCCAGGCGTCGAAATATCGGTTGTCGTCGCTTCAGTGGTGGACGTCGACGGCGTCTCAGTGAAGACTTCGTCAGTGCCCACCTGGTCTGCCGCCGTCGGCGACGCTGTCGCCGTCGGGGTCGGAGACGGCGTCGGTGTGGCTGTCGGCGTTGCCGTTGGTGTGGGGGTCGGCTCCTCGACGGTGAAGTTCGCGACCGCCGAGGCCCGTGAGTCAGTTGCCTGGAGGTAGACCGTGTACTTACCCGGCGCGAGCGACTCGGTGAACAGTGCGATTTCCTCCGACTCGGCGAGGTCGGTTCGCGTCACGGTGTCTCCATTCGCCTCCTGGAGGACGTCGCCGGTCACGTTCGTCGAGTCGTTCGCGATCCGGAGCGAGGCGTCGTACCCTGCGCGGTTGCTGACGATCGTCACGACGCCGCCGTCGATCGTCGCGGAGAGCTCGTGGACTTCGAGCGAGAACCGCGTCAGCTCTGAGCCATTACTCGCCGAGAGGACACGGTAGACACCGGGGTCGAGCCCGGACGTCCCAACGTAGAGGTTGCCGGAGGTCGTCGACAGCTGGCTGCCGACGCGCTCGCCGTCGAGCGTCTCGATGTGGTAGATCCGATCCTCAGCAGCGTTTTCGAAAACTAAGACGTTCGGCCGCCAGTACGTCCCGCCGCGCTCGGCTGTGACTTGCTCGCCGCCGGTTGGGGGTGCGACGGTCTCGTTCACCCTGAAATTCTCAAGCGACCCGTCGTCTCGGTCGGCATCGTCAGCAAAGAGGGTGTACTCTCCTGGTCCAAGCCCCCGAAGATCGTACGTGAACGCCCCGCCTGTATTGCCTGTGAGCCGGGCAGTCTCGTCATCGACGGCTTCGACCTCGCCGCTGACTCGGCTCGAGAAGTCGTCGACATTTTTCGTCGAGACGTGTAGTTCCACGTCATATCGGTTCGTTGTGACGGTGACATCGACAACGGCTCTGAGGGGGTTTTCTTCAAGCCGGAGATTGGTGACACTGACTCGGATTTGCTGCACGATGACCTCAAACTCGATTTTTGAGGCTCCCGGCGCTGTCACGTAGTACTTGCCCAAGAGATTGGAGGTGTCTATTTCGAGATCTCCATCGTCCAAGCTGATGTTTCGGACGTGTTCACCGTCGGCAGTATAGAGTGCTGCCTCGCTCGCATTCGAAGCATAATCTGCCTTCACGAGCGTTGTTCCCTGCCAGTACAACCCTCTATCGTCGAGTTCTTCGTCGGCTGCGGCGATCCCGGCAGGCATCGCGAGGCAGCCGACGAGCAGCACGGCCACGAGGACGCTGGATCGGGTCAGAGGGGACACATCCGTAGCTGTCAACTGTGCGGGTTAAGTTTTCACCCAGATTTTGGATGGAAACCGCGTTTCTTACAGATTTGGTGTAGTCGGATCGCCTGCTAAGAAGAGCCATCTTACCGTTCGAGGTCGACGCGGTCGATGTTTTCAGCAGCGAGCAACCCGATGGTCTTCATGGCACGCTCTGGATTTTCCGGATAGACAGACACGGCGTAGTCGAGTATGGCAGATTTGATTTGGTCATCAGATAGTCCGTTCGTGTCAATCGTGCCAATAACGCTGCCGTCGAACGGTTCGGTAATTTCTCCTGTCGACTCCGAGACCTCGAACCGCTTGTCGGATACCAACACTACAGATACCCCCCAAATAAGCGGATATTTCCCCTCAAGTTGTCTCCCGAGATTTTGACTGTGAATTGGTCGATTGGATCTGATGCGGCTGTGCATGTCCCCCCGACGAACGTGGGATGGCTTTCGTTGGTCAGGTCTCTTGCTGTGATGATTGGATTCTTTTTGAAGTTGCGGCTTATTTTAAGCCAGCCAAAGACGGGGACGTTGCTCTTGACAGTTGATCCGAGGACAATTTTACTGTCCGATGTGGTCCGAGTGTTAGAGTCGTTTCTGTAGAAATAATCTGTTGATGTAACCCCATCGACCTGTATTGACAAATCACGGCTTGTGTCCCCGTCTGACCTAACAAATTCGAAGAAAATACCGAAAATATCGTAGTCGCTCGATAATTGAATTGTCTGAGAACTGCCCGAAAGAGAAACTGGGCTGTTGTCATCTTCTTCGGTGAGGAGTACGTTGGGATTGGATATACTCTCTGCATCTATCACCTCCGCCTCCGCTCGCTCGGCCGTCGCAGTGTCGAACGACGAGTCCGGATCGCGGTTCATGTCGGTCGCTGTCCCGGCGGCGGTGTCGACGGTGCCGAGCTGGAGCATCGGCTCCGACGGCGGCGACGCCTGGACGACCACCTGGTTCGGCGCGATGTTGTAGTAGACTCCCAGCTGGGAGTTGTCCGGGACATCAATCGCATCGTCGCCTGTCCGAGCGGCGAGGTCGATGAGGTAGACAGTCCCGTTGTAGGTCCGAGTCAGCGTTCCTGGCACGACGCCGAGAGTGTTGGTCGCCGTGTCAAGGGTGAGTTCGCAGCCCCGGATCACGAAGTTATCGCGATGGATCGGGACTCGACTGTGCGCCTGCCGGTCTGTGTTCGTATCGGGAATTGTCTGAAGTGCGTCGTTGGGCATGAGAATCCTCCGTGGACGTCGGTCAGGGCTCTCCCGCGCTCGAGGCGCTAAGGGTCATCACCCTCTCTGCAGTCGGTCGGTCAGAACGCGTCTTTCGTCTGCTTCACTTCGCGAGAGAGTCCGGCGAGGACCGACACGATGTCCTCGTCATCAGTAAAGCGAAGCTGCCCACGCTGTCCGTCCTCGAACCGCACCTCGCGAAGGACGAGGTCCTCGTCGACTCCAGGGACGTCGTACTCGTAGCCCGGCGTGACCGTCTTCGGGACGATATCGAGAGCAGCCGCCGCGCTCCGGTTCGCGATCCCCGTGGCGAGCAGTTGGTTTGCCTGGTTCTCGACGTCGGCTTGCGACTCAAGCCGGGGTTCAAACGCGGCCGGTCCTTCACGACGGCCGTATGAAGAGATCTCCGTCTGACTCTCGGCGGTCGCCTCGAGAGGCGTACCGTCACCGGAGTCCCCGCCGAATACCGTGATCGCGTTATAGTACTGCTCTTTGTCGTGTGTTTCCGTCCCGTCGAGTATCTCCACATCGGGTAGCGTCGCGGTGACCTCGCCGGGTTTGAACACCTCGATCACTTTGCCCGACTCTGAGTAGGGCGTCACCCAGATCATGCCCGCGTCGTCGACGAGCGACTGGATGTTTCCGAGGTGGTCTCCAGTGACAGTCCGGTCGTCGATCACGGCAAGCGAGTTGGTGTCAACTCGCAGCTCGTAGTTGTCGACAGACTGTCCGTTGTAGCCGCTGGTTGGGAACTCGTCTCGACCACTTCCGTACCGCGAGAGCGTGAGCGTCACGCGTGGAAGCGATCCAGGGTTGGGGAACGACCCCGAGAGCGTCGCGCTGTTTGCGGCGGTGAGTGAGTATGACGTGCCGCCGTTGTTGCTCGCGGCGATCGCTTGATTATTGCTCGTGTCGTCAATGGTCAGAGAGACGGATGCCGATGGAACGTTCCGTGTTTCGTCGACTGAAGCGAACTCAACGTCGACAGCGTCCGGCTTTGGCTCAGGCCCAGACAGGTAGCCGCCGGCGTTGGTCGCTGCATCAGGATTCGGGAAACTGAACGAGTACCGTTTGTCGTAGACTGCGACCACGTCGGCGTTGTAGTCCTTGTCGTTGCCCGCTTCAATGCGGAGGGTGTACGTCTGTCCTGCTTGTAGATCCTGTCCGATCGCAGACTCATACCCCGGTCCTCCGTAGTACCCTGATCCGATGTCCCTCCAACCGAGGCCAAAGAAGAGGCCAGTGTTGTTGTCGAATTCTGTACCATCCCAGTAATACGAGACAGCGGCATTCTGGGTGCTGTCGATGGTTTCGTCTCGTATTTGGATTCCTACTTCTGAGGCAGGAATATCGTGCTGCGGTGTGAACTCAAGCTCGATATACGCACCAGACGCGCCGATGAACGCAGCAACTCCGTCGTTGTACGCATTATCGTTGACATTCCCAAATGATCCGCCAGACCCCGTGCGGTCAGTAAGAACGTCTTTCGAATATGCAGCATCCGTCAGCGTGAGCGTGCCGTTCGAGATCTCGACTGGCACGTCCGACGGTGGCGAGTAAATCGACTGCCACTCACTCGTCGAGTCGGCTGACTGAACGAGCTTGTCCGAGTCGATGAGCTGCACGCTCGGTCGGTAGACAGTCGTCGTCCAGCCGGGGAAGTGCGTCGTGAGGTAGTCCTCGACTGCTTTGTACGCCTTGATTGCCTGATAGCGCTCGTGAGCTCCTCCGTGTTTGAACTCGAACCCGACATCAGCGCCCTCCAGCCTGGTGATGCCTCTTTGACCCTCCTCGGGAGCGACTTTGTTCGGGTGATCAGCTTTGTGCAGTTCGCCACGAAGGACGAGTTCAGATCCGTTGCCAAACCAGAGGAATGCATCGCTGTTGAGCCAGTCGAACTCTGTGAGGGCACGCGTCTCGGGGATTTCCACAGACCACGGCGTGATGCGCGATGGAGCTCTCGACATGGTTGGGCTCGGCGGAAGGAAGTGCTCTCCGTCGATGGTGAGGACTTCTCCGTCTGCACGTCGGAGTTCAAGCGTCCAGTAGGGGCCGTACGCGACATCTGTGGTAGCACTCTCGCTTGGGGTCGTCGCCGAAGAGTGCTCCGTGAACGCCTCGATGCGGTACTCATAATCGTGATTCGGCTCGAGACTCGTGTCGGTAAAGGACGTCTCGTTTGGGTCGAGCGTCTGTACGGTCGTCCATGAGCTGAACCCGGTCGGTCGAGCGGGGTCCAGTTCATCACGTCGCTGGACTCTGAATCCGTCCTCGTTGTCGGAGTTGTCTGTGAACGTCCCGTCGATCTGTTTCGGGCCCTGAACAGTGAGCGAGAGTCCGGTCGCACCCGGGAACTTGGTCTTGATCGATACCGGCGCCGTCCAACTTCCGGTGACGTGCTCAGTTTCGGTCCTGGCTCTGACTTCGTACTCCTCGCCATCCTCGCGTCCGGTGACCGTCGTCGTGAGGGTAGCGTGGTCGAGGACCTGCTCGTCCCAGCCAACCGCCGAGGAGTCCCACGCCGTCTCGCCAGTCTCGCGGGTCTGGATCCGGACGTTGCCGTAGTCGGAGAGCTGCGACTCGCGGTCGACCGCGATCTCGTCCTCGACGCCGTTGCCGAGCACCGGCTGGTCCTCGTCGGAGAGGTCGGTCGTCGCCGTCGACGAGCTCGAGACCGCGGTCGCGTCGGGGTAGACGGTACGCAGGCGGACGTCGTACTGCTCGCCGTCGAGCAGCGCCGCCGTGTCGCCCGAGATGGCGTTACCGTCGCCCGAGACGGCTGCGATGTCGGACCCGGACTGCGACCACGACGAACCGGTCGTGTTGGTGCGCTGGACCTCGATCTCGTGCCGGAGTTCGGCGTCGCCAGTGTCGGTTCCGTCGACGGTGAGGACGTCGCCGGAGACCGTGATCCCGTCCAGTGTTGGCGCCGGCGCGACCGTCGTTGCTGTGGCCGTCCCACTCGCGCTCTCGACGTGGTCTGTCCGCCGCGTGACACGGTAGGTGTACTGCGTACCGTCGTCGCGCCCGGTGTCGGTGACGCTCGTCTGCTGGAGGTCAGTGACGGTCGCGACCGTCGCCCACGTCGAGCCGCCGTCGGTCGAGCGCTCGACGAGCACGTCACCGTCGGTGCTGTTGTCGGCAAGCGAGTAGGCGACTGTAATCGCGTCCTCGACGGAATCGTCGAGCGAGTCGATCGTCGGCGCAGAGAGCGCGGTCGTCGTGTCCGCCTCGTTGCTCAGCTGCGAGTCGGTCCCCCCGTAGACCGCCTGGACCCGGTAGTAGTAGCGCTCGCCGTTCTCGCGACCGGTGTCCGAGTAGGATGTCGCTCCAACCGTTGCGACCTGCGTGTAGTCGGCGGTGGTCGACCCGCTCGCCTCTGCCCGGTACACCACGTAGTCGTTGGCATCGCGGGCGCCGGTCCACGAGAGGTCAACCTGCGATCCCGACGCCGTCGTCTCCGTGAGCGATGTGGGGTCGGTCGCGACCGTCGCCGTGGCTGTCCACGCCGTCGCCGTCCCGTCGGTTAACTCTGCACGGACTCGGAACGTGTGTTCGTTGACCGCCGGATCAGCTGCGTAGCTCACCGACTCCACGCCCGGCGATACGGTTGTTACGTCGGTCCACGTCCCGCCGTCCTCGCGGACCTGAATACGCTGGAGGTCGGCATCGTCAGATTCGTCCGTCCATGTGATCGTGATATCGTCGTCTCCGTTGACCGACTGCGCTACGTTCCGAACTGGAAACAGTTCGACAACGCGTGCGTCTGTGAGTTCTGCTGTGACTGTCTCGTCGGACGTGCTAAGGTCGGGGATGATGCGGTACGCGTTCCCTGACTGTGCGTCGAACCCTGAGACGGTTGACTCGGTACTCCCATCGGCGATAGAGACCGTCGCAGAGTTATCGACCGCACCGGTGTCGTTGATGCTCTCCTCAACGCGGAGTTGGAGCGTGCCTGCAGACGGGACGATCGCGTCCGTCTGGATGAGGATGTCCGCCATCTCAGGCCACCTTCCACGCAGTCGTTAGCGTCCCAGCGGTCGCTACCACGTCGTAGAACGCCTGTATTTCGGCATCGGTCCAGTAGGTGTCGGAGACCACAACCTGCGTGAGGTCGCCCACCCAACCCGCTGCCTCGTTTGTGTCGTTGCCGATGTAGTCTTCTGCCGCGCCGGGCGACATCGACGCTGATGTCGTTCCCTCAGACGTAGCGTTCTGGAACAGCTCGGCGGTTGACCCGTCCCATCGCCACGTCCAGAGATACCAGTCTCCTACGGTCGGCGTTGGATGGATGACGTTGTCCTCGGACGAGCCGTTGTAGATCCAGCCCCGGAAGTCGTCGTTAGAGTCCATTCGCATACCGATCTCGTTGTTACTCGCCAAGCGGAGCGCAACGCGCCGGTCTCCAGGCCCGCCTGTGACACGCCCCCAGACGTGCAGGGTGAACTGCGAGAGTTGTGGAACCGTGCCGATATCAATTCGGTCAGCACCGCCGGCGAACGTCATCGACGTTGTCCCTGAGATGCCTGTCGAGTCGAAACTCGCCCCGGAGACCGTGCCGTCGACGGGGGTTGATGAAAAGTCCGCGACCGGGCCGGACGAATCATTAAGCGGATAGTAGCGGAGAAGGTCGGCCGATTTGTACGGCGACGCCGCGGAATATCCCTGCTTGAGCACGCTCGCGTCATTGTGGTCCGTGCTGGAGACAGACTCGTGTACGACGCCGGACTCGGCGGTCGCCGCGTCCCAATCCGTCGCTGTGCTCCACGACACCATCAGCGACGCACCTCCCCGATGTAGATGTTCTTCAGATAGTGCATATTAGACAACCTCCGTACCAAACGCTGTCTCGACCGCTGCATGGTCGGCGTAGGAGCTCGCGTCGGCGAGCACGAACAGGTCGACCTCGAGCCGATAGGGCGATCCCGACGCCGCCGAGGCGTCACTCCCGCCTTGAATGACTGCCCAAAGGGCACTCGTCGCATCGATTCCAGCGCCGGGCGTCACCTTCACTACGTACGAATCCACGTCTGACGGAGGCCGCTCGCGATAGTACGGCTCGTTCTCCGACAGTCCGCCGGTTGTGACCGTCGCCGACGTCGCCTCGAAGACGTAGTCGCGGACAGTGAGATAGTCCGCTTCGGTGTCGAACCTGAACACGGGTGTCGGCTCGACAGCCGCCGCTCGCCGAAACGTAGCACGGTCGGCAAGCCCGACGAGCCCAGACGCGCTCGCGGACTCCGTCTTGAACGCGAAATCCCAGGTGACGGACATCTACTGGAACCTCGCTTCCTTCGCCTTCATGCTGTCCTTCGATTCGATTCGCTTGTCGACGTACGTCTGGATCTCACCGTCGTCGTTGACGCCGACATCGACGTTGACGTCGACGCGCTCGCGACCTCCGCCCGTTCGTGCGCCACTCGTCCCAGGCGGTCGGCGCTGTTTCGAATCGGAGCCTGGAGAGAACGGTGTCGTTCCGATGTCGACCTCGTCCATCGGATTGAACGTGAACTCCTCCCCGAACACGTCGGTTTTCTCGGCGACCTTCCCGACGGTGTTGTAGACCTCGATCAGTGTGTTCAGGAGGTCCTCGAGCGCGCCACTCGAGAAGCGGTTGATGAACTCGGCGACCCGAGAGATACTCCGCTCCGCCAGCCCGACGAACGTTTTCCATGCCTCACCGAAGTCGCCCGAGAGGACGTCGAGGACGATGTCGAGTGTTGTCAGGATCGAATCAAGCCCCTGTGTCACGATGAGACCGAGGGCTGCCGTCACGAAGTTGAAAATCGGCGTGAGGATGGGCTTCCACGCCGTCCACGCCTCGGCAGCTGACTCGATGATCTCGGGGATGCGCTCTCCGAGGATTCGCTGGATCCTCGTGCCGACGTTCGCAACGATATCGCGGATGTTCCCCACGTCTTGCTGCCACGCCGCCGCGAGGACACCGACCGCTCCGACGACCGCAAGAATCGGAGCCGAAAGTCCGAGGAGCGTCCCTCCGATTGAGGTCAGGACCGGTGCGAGCAGTGTCCCAGCGATGACGAGCTCCTGGAGGCCAGCGTCCATCCCGTTGACGGCCGTCATGGCCTGCCCCAAGATGTCGAGCATGTCGACGAGCGCCGGGGCGACGATCGAAATCACGTTCATGCCAAACTTCAGTGCCGTCGGTGCGAGCTCGGCGAGTTCGGTGCTGACGGATCGCGCCATCGGCACGAGTTGCCGCATCACACCGACGAACCGCCGGATGAGTCCCGGGAGCTTCGGCAGGAGGTCCTGAGCGAGTGTTACGAGCGGCGGCAGGAACTCCAGCGCGAGCGTCGTCGCCAGTGAGGTGAACTCTGGAAGAAGGCCGATCAGCGTGTGCCCGAACTGCGCGAAGTTCCCAGCGAGGCGCGAAAGGACGGCGTCTGTCGGGACGATCTCGTCGAGGACGCCGCTAAGTGCCCCCATCAGTGAAAAGAGGACTTCAGCAGCGATGTTGAAGATCGGCGCCAGTTCCTGCTTCGCTGTGCTGACGAGCGCGTCGAAGGCGGTCTTGAGCTCTTTCCCACGAGTCGCGATCGCACCGAAGAGCCCGACTGCTCCGATACCCGCGATCGAACCAAGGACGAACCCGAGTCCGCCGAGTGCAGCGGCGATCGGAACGAGAATAGTCCCGAGTGTCGCGAGCGCCGGGATGAGTGTCCCCGCCGTGACTGCCGAGAGCGTACCGAACGAGAGCGCAGCGCCGTCGGTTGAGAAGGCCAACGTCGAGAACCACCCCGACGACGAGCGCGCACTCCGGCCGACGCTGTCGATTTCATCTTCCGCTTCGCCAGCTGCGGACTGCAGCCCGAACAGCGATCCCGTCAGACCGAGCGCGTTTCGGCTGGTCTCTTCGAGAGCGTTGCCAGCATACGAGAGTGCTCCCGAAAGGGTACCAGCGTTCCGGGCTGCATCATCCATCTTCTCACCGCTCGATTCGACAGCCCGGCGAAACGTCCGATCCCCTGAGAGCGATATCTCTGCCAGTATGGAACCTTTTGCCATTTTCAGTTGTGTATCAAAGTCTTTTGTTCGGGTTCACCGGGCGATTCTGCTCTCGTGCCTCTTTGGCCCGCTCTGCAAACTCGGCCTCCATGTACACTCGCTCGGGAGTCCCCTTCGGCGGGAGCTCGTGTGGAAGCACGCCCCAGAACCGACAGAACTCGCCGTAAGAGTGACCCTCAGCGCTCCGTGCGAAACTTCATCGCCCGCTCACTCTCCTCGTGGTAGCGCAGGGCAATCTCCATGAACAGCAGCTTTCGCGTGTTCGTCCGCAGGCCGCGACCACTCCGGAACCGCTTTTCGTCGAACGCGTCGTCGACGGTAATGTCCGCGAGGAGCCACGTCACCCACTCTTCGAGGTCGGACGGCGAGTCGAACGTGTCGGAGTCGATGTCGAGCTCCGCCTCGAGGTCTGCAGCGTCCACGTCGCGACCGTCCTGGAGTTGCTCTCCCTGTGCCTCCAAGTCGCTCATGACGCGGAACGCTTCTTGGATAGTCTGCTGCTCGGCAGCGTCGAGCTCTCGGCACTCGAATGGTACCGTCGGGACGTCGTCGAGGTCAGCGAACACCTCGGCGGTCCACGTCTCCTCGAGTGCGGCCTGCATGGCCTTCTCGGTCTCGGAGAGGTCTTCCTGAGCCCGAGGCTGGCCGCCATCACCTCTCTCGATCGCCGAGATGGTCCGGGTCTGCTCGCCCTCGTCGAGGTGACGCCACGCCCCGTCGCCCGACTCGCCGCGCATGTCGGCGAGTCCTTCGTCGAGCCGGTCAGACTGCTCCTCACGGCTCAGTTCCTCCCACGTTTCGGCGTCTTCCATCGGATCAGGCGCCGACTCGGCGCCCGTGTCAGCGTCGGTGGTCATGCGTTAGAGCGACCCTCCGGCGTCGATTCGGATCGGCGCCTCACGGCTGTGGATGGTGAAGTCGCGCGTCGAGAAGTCCTCGACGTCGACGGTTCCGCTCCCGACGACGAGGAGGTAGTCGGACGTAGCGACCTGCCACTTCACAGTCCCTGCATCCTTCGCCGCCTGATCCTCGTAGACCGTGATCTGCAGGGCATCGCCAGTGTTGCCGGTATTCCGGCTGTCGACGCTCCCCTTCAGCTCGTAGGTCGATGAATCGATCGCACCGAGTGACTCGAGCTGTGCTGTTCCGGTGACGATGTCGGCGGTGAAGGAGATCTCCCAGGCCTCATCTGTCGCAGCCTTCTCTCGCTGCTCAGAGCCGTGGATGCGCTGATCTGAGACGCTGGTGTTGGGACTGACTTCGACCGTGTCAGTCGTCTTCCCGACGAGCGTCCACGTCGGTGTGCTCGCCGTGTAGTCGTCAGTGTGTTCGATCTCGATGATACCGCCGACGATGCTGTCTCCTGGCATTGTTGTCTCTCGTGTGTCTGAAAAACGCGGTTACAGGTCCGCCTGCTTCGTAATCGTCATCTGGATATCGCCGACCGTCTCGGTCGTTCCAGAGGCGTTCTCCAGCGAGAACGCGTTCGATTCGTCGATCGTCAGGTAGTCGCACACTCCACCGAGTGACCGGTCTTCGTACAGCGCCGACTCCACGTTCGCCATGTCGATAAGTGCCTGCCGGAGGTTCTGCTCCGGCCGCTGCGGGTCACCCTCGCGGAACACGGCGACGCTTGCATCGATCCGGGCGAGCTCGTGACGACGCTTCGACTCGGCCTCGTCACGGCGCTTCGTGAACTCCAGCAGCATCGCGTGCGGGTAGCCGATACCCGACGACCGTCGCTGCCCTTCCACGATCCAAGGGTTCCCGTCGCCGTCCGTTGCCCAGGTCACGTTCGCCGCTGTGATCGAAGCAACGAGACCGTCGAGGACCTCGGTGTACCACGCACCCCAGTCGATCGTCATTCGAACACCCCACGCTGCTTGAGGACGCGCTCCCCGATCCGGCCGGCCTTCGCCTGCGAGTCTTCGAGTGGGCCGGAGAGGAAGTCGTGCGCCTCGGTCCCGTAGTGGTAGATCGACCAGTAGATCGAGTCGAAACCACCGGGGTAGCCGTTGCGACGCGCCCACCGCGCCAGCGAGGGGTTGTCGGCGGCACGGGGCGGACCCGGAGCGTGCGGCTCAGAGCCCTCAAGCAGCGGTTCGATGTAGTCGACACCGCGTTTCCCACCGGCCATCACTCGCGCTGGGCCGTTGCCTTCGGTCCCGACGACGCGAACGGTGGCCTTCGCGGTACCGCTGGACGTCGGGATTTCCTCACGGATGTTGCCCGCGAGGTCTTCGCCCAGTGCACGGAGGATCGCACGACGATGTGACGGCCAGCCGTCGACGATGCTCGAGAAGTAGGCGTCTAAGTCGGTGTCTTCCCACTCGAACCCCGCTTCAACACCGCTGGGCACGTCAGATCACCCCCATGGAACGACCGCCCGAGCGGTGGTGGCGGAGAATGTTCTTGACCTCGGTCGTCATCGCCTCCGGAAGTGCGACCTGAAGGTCGATGTCATCCTGCTGAACGACCATCCCTTCACGCATCTGTGCGAGCCCGGTCACCGTGTGGGCGACGAGCTTCAACTCCGCCTCGACGATGTCCGCTGGCGGGGTCTGGTACCCCCAGTCGAGGTCGACCGCGATGTTGCCGTACCCTGTCTCCCAGTGAGCGTCTTCTACCTCCGTGTCGGCGAGCTCCTCGACAGCATCGCCATCCGGATCGAGCCGGATGAGTTGGTTATCGTCGACGACGTACTTGCTCGCGTCGAGGACCTCTCCGTCGACGCGGACTTCTGAGACGGACCGGACCGGCTCGGGAAGGTGCAGGATCAGCGACGGGCTCGGGCCGCCGTTCAGCGTGACCGTGTCGCTGGGGTGGTCCTCGAAGTCCTCGCGGTCGACGTATTCGTCGATCCGACTCTTCATCCGGACCTGAATCTTCTCGAGGAACTTCCGCCACTCCGTTGGATCCGACCCGCTGTCCGACAGGGAGAACTGGTTCGGCTCCGTCTGCACATACTCCTCTACGTCCGCCGGGTCGGCGTAGACTGTCTCTCCGTCACTCGTCGTCGGCATGGGCAGTTACTCCTCGGCCTCGGAGAGCTCGTCGCGACGGTCGTCGATCGCCTCGAGGGCGGTGTCTCGATCCTTCCCCTCCCGCTCGGCAGCCTCGATCGTGCCGAGTCCTCCGTCGTAGTCACCGGTCGCGAGCGCGTCTTCCAGCTCAGCGACGGTGTACTCCGACGGGTCGAGAACAGCCGGTTTGGCGTCGGCGTCGTGAGAGTCGTCTTCGGAGTCAGGGCCTTCATCTGCCTCCCCATCTCCAGAGGGGGCGTTGCCATGGTACTCCCGGAACTCGTCGACGCTGGAGCGACGGAGCGCCCAGTTGGACTGGACGAGGTCTTCTGCTTCTTGATCCTCGAGCCCTGCCAGGAACGGCTCTTCTGCGGTGAGTTCCGGGCCGTCCACCTGTCGCCAGCCGCTGGCGTCTTCGCGGAGGCGGACGACAGCGCCGGAGACGTCCTCCGACATCACGACCGCCCCCGGACATCCAGCCGCACGGTCTCAGACGACACGTCGGTCGAACCCGCGACTTCGTCGAGCGCGGCGCCGTCAGCACCGGCTTCGAACAGCAGGATCGAGTCGCTCGCGGAGTCGTACCGCGGGACGTAGCCGCCCGTGGTCGCGCCCTCCATGACGATCGCCTCCTCGATCTCGTCGAGGTCGAGATCCGATGCGGCGATCGACTCACCGCCCGCGCTGTAGCTGTTGGACATGGTGACGTCGACGATCGCTCGGCGCTGGTTGCCGAGCCAGCCGTCACGCACCACACTTGGAGTAGCCATCTCAGCTCACCTTAGGGAGCCGCGATGTTGGACGCGGAGACGACGCCCTCCTCCTGCCCGATCTCGAAGTCGATCTTGGCGAGCATGTTGTAGATGCGCTCGACGTCGTTCATGACGTTGCGCTCGGAGTCCTCAGTGGACTTCACCCGCATGTCGTCCTGGACGATGTACAGGAGATTCTCCATACTCGTGAAGAGGGCACGGTCGTCAGGCCATCCGAGCGGCGTGACGATCTCCGCGCCGAACGGCGTGGGCTCGTCGCCGGTCATCAGCATGGCGTCGCCGGCCGCCGTCGACCGGTCGGTGAGGTAGTCTTTGTACGCCTGCTTCTGGGCGTCGCTCATCACGTAGACCGGCGTCTGCCGCTCACGGAAGCGCTGCGGCATCGCCGTCCGCATGTCGCTGAACAGCGTCTTGTTGACCGCTGCCGACTGGTGGTCGACCTCGTTGCTCGAGGACAGCCGCGCGTCGGCTCGGACGAGCCAGCCGTCCTCGATCTGCTCGAATGCGTTTGCCGAGCCGGTGTCGCCGACAGACGCCAGGATCTCGAGGTCGGCGCCGAACCGCTGGATGAACAGCTGTCGGACGGTCGCCTCGGGCGAGTCGATGATCTCGTTGGTCGCCTCCCAGGTCTGCTCCCACGGGAGCGACACCTTTGAGGTCGCGTACGGGATGTCGCCAGAACTGATCGAGTTCTTCCCCGTCGACCCGCCCTCGCTGACACTCCGGAGAAGCCGCGACCCCACGCTCACGCGCGGGATCTGACCGGACTCCGCCGTCACCGGAACCATCCGCGCCTGCTGCAGGACTGTCGAGCGCTCGCGGACCTCACTCATGAAGTCCTCGAACTGCTCGGGGGTCAGCTGTGCGCCGGTCGAGAAGTCCGTCGAGGAGACCTTCTCCATCGCCGTCCGGTTGGCTGCGCGCGTGCCGTCAGCCGACATCAGTTACCACCTCCGAACGGCGAGTTGTCGCCCCAGACGCTCTTCTCCTCGCCGGCCCCAGTGCCGGTATCGGCCTGCTGGCTGACACCCTGCGCGTCTGCCATCTGCTCGACCGTTTCGGAGAGTTCGAGCGTCTGCTCGGCGATGCGATCGACCTTCTCGTCGATGCTTGGCTCGTCGTTGTCGTCAGTGTTCTTCTCCTCACCGTCGGCACCGTCGCCGTCGGCCTCGGAGAGCTTCTCGTCGATCTCGTCGAGGCGCTCGTCGAGCGCCTCCAGCTTCTCGTTGATGTTGTCCTCAGTCATATCGGTGTCCTCCTGGGAGCTCTGCGTCTGCTCGCCAGAGGAGTCAGATCCCGTGCGGGGTTCCGCCCGCTCGTCAGATGTCTCTCCATCCACATCGCTCCCGGACTCGGCTGCGGCAGAGGCCTGCACCTCGTCGCCTCTGCCGCCGAGCCCGAAGAAGGACTTCGCGCGGCCGATGATCCCACCGTCTCGCGACTTGTTGTCGCTCAGGTATTCGGCGAGTCGCCGGGCGTCATCTGCGTCGTGGCCGCGCGCCTCGAGGTAGAGGCGGGCCGCGACAACGTTCTCCGTCAGCGCCGGCGCGGCCTTCGCGAGCGCCTTTCGCTCGGCGTGGACGGCATCCGGGACAGCCGGCATGTCGACCTGCGACGTCTCGATGATGCGACCGTCGGTGATCTCACGGACGCGAATGTCGTCACGCGTGAGGTCAGCCTCCTCGAGTTCGGCCTGCACTGGCTCAGGGATCTCGACCTCATCCGGCATCGCGCCCGGCTCGTAGATGACGCCCTTCGCCGTCCCGCCGATCGAGACGCCGCCGAGGACGCCGTCGGCGACGAGCTCCCAGAGCTCGCTGTCCTCGATCTTGTAGGTCTGGACCCACGAGCCGGCGGGCAGGTCTTTCCCGCCGATCGTCGTCGCCTCATCCAGCACGCGGCTGTTAGTGAGCTCGATCCCGTCGTCAGGGAACACCGCGTGCATGACGCCCGGGTAGACCTCTCCGTCCTCGAAGCGGGCTTCATAGCTCTCGGCGAGGTCGCGGATCGTGTCCGCGCGGAGGAAGTCTCCCTGGTGGTCGAGCCGCAGCGGCACGAGCGCCGCCGCCGTCACGACCTGTTCATCGTCGTTCTTTTCGAGCAGTTCTACTCGCTTCTCGAACTGGCTGTCGGGCGATGCGTCTCCGGATGCTGGTGTCGTGCTCATGTTGGTACCTCGGTCAGAACCGCTCAGGGGAGCTCCCACGCTGGCGCGACGCCACAGCGGCAGTTGATGATGTTCGAGAGCGACCCGCGCGGGTCGCCCGGCCACCAGAGCTGCTCGCCGCCGACTGTGAACTTCGCACCGACGGGGACGACCTGGCCGTCAGCGTCGTCGTGGGCGGCGCGGGTTCGACGGTCGTCCTCAGCCAGCCACTTCTTTCCAGGTGCGCCAGCGTCGCGGATCCCCGAGACAGCGCCGCGGGCGGCCGCGCCCGTCGCCGATGTCCGCGCCGCCCGTTCGGCCTCGTAGCCGCGCATCTCAGGGAACACCTCTTCAGAGAGGATCCGTTCCATCTCGGGGACGCCGAGCCCAGCATCGTGGGCCTCGCGCAGCGCCGCCGCGATCTCGCGGACCATCGTTTCCGACGTTTCACCCCACGCATCGCCAGCGTACTGCCGGAGTTCGCGGGCGACTTGGTCGCTGACGTCGACGTCGACGTCAAGGTCATACCGGCGCGCGGTCGTCGCCCGACCAGCTCGCCCTCCATCCGCCCACAGCGTGTCGAACGTCTCGCGGATGGGCTCACGGTAGGGGTCCAGTGTCTGGTCGATGGTCTTCCGTGCGGCCTCGGCAGCCATCACGTTGATTTCGTTATCCGAGAGGGCGTCGACGACGTCGCCGTGCCACTCTCGAAGCAGCCGCACGAACTCCTCGATGAACGAGCGCCGAGCCGACCGTTCAGAGTCCGACTCTTTCGCGAGGAGGTGCCGGTTCGGGGTCGTCGAGGCGCACGCCAAGCACATCAGTCGTCACCCTCTGCGCCGGCACGGTCGACGACGCTGTAGCCGAGATCCGCTGCTCGCTGGTCATCACGAGCAGCTTCACGCTCGGCATCGAGCATCGACTCGATCGAGGCGGCTGTGCTGCTGGAGCCGCCGAGTTCGGACAGCAGCATCTCGCCCTCGGGGCCGTCGAGTGCCTCGAGACCAAGCTCTTCCCTTGCTTCGTTGACCCTCATGCCGCCCTGCACGCCGGCTGCGATCCGCGTCTTCGCGATGTTCGCCTGTCGCTCTTCGTTCTCGGCGCCGTGGAGTTCGAACTCCAGCGTCCAGCCGTCGACGCCGAGCATCGTCTGGTGGATGAGTCGGTACAGCCGGTCGGCCAGCGTCAGTTGCTTGGGCCGGATCGTCTCCGTCGCGAACGAGCGCCGCTGCGCCTGCGCGTTCGCGTAGTTGATCTGGTCCGACCGGTAGTAGATGATCGGCGGGCAGTCGTGCGCCTTCCCGATGTCGTGTTCGTTCTCCTTCCGGAACTCGATGAAGCTGGCGTCCTCTTCGATCCCGACCGTGAGCGGCTCGATGCGGAGACTCACGTTGTGCGCGTCCTCGAACGACGAGGTCACGCCCGAGACTGCCTCCAGGATGACGCCGCGGTGCGCGTTCTCGTCGAGCTTGAGCTCGGCGAACTTCTCTTCCAGCTCCGTCCACGCCGCATCGGTCAGCTCGCCGCCTTCGACAATGACGGCGAAGCGGGGGACCGCGTCGTTCTCGAAGAATTTCGCGTTGAACTTCCGGGCAGAGAGATCAGCGAACAGCGTTTGCATCGACGGGACGATATCCGGAATCCCGTAGTGCGGCGCCAGCGCCGAGTAGTTGCGGTGGACGAAGAGCTCGTTCGCCGGCGTGTCGACACCTGCGATCGAGTCGGCCACCGTGCCGTCATCCGCGTCGATGAACGTCTGATCGTCGCCGAAGCGAGCGCCCGCCGGCGCGAAGTAGCCCTTAACCCGTGTCGTGTCCGGGTCGATCTGGACGTACCCGGGCCCGTCCTTTCGCGCTCGGATCGTATGCGCCGGGACGTGCGCCATGCCCGTCGGCTCGGCGTTGTTGTCGTTGAGCAGGACCTCAACCGACAGCCAGCCGATCGCCTCGTAGTCGGTCCATGCCTGCTCGAGGACCTCCGACGGTGTCGCCGGCTGCTTGTCGGGGCCGAGTTGCCACGTCGAATCGGAGCCGAACCAGAAATCACGGACGGTCTCCTGGCCCGGTGGGTCGTCCGCCTCTGCCTCTGGATGGGGAACGAGCCCGAAACCGTGGCCAGCGACGCCTTGCGACTTCGCGAACACGCAGGTGGCGTGCGTCTCCGAGCGTTCGAGCAGCAGCGACAGGTTCGTCGGCGGATACGGTGGATCGTACCACTCCAGGTGACCGTGCGGGTCGTCCGTGTCGTGCTGCTGGCTTGTGGTCGCCTTCTCAGTAGATTCACTGCCGCGGTCGGTGAAGTCCGGACTCTCGAGCGCCTGCCATGCGTCCTCCTGCCCGCGACCGTCGGCCGACCCGCCGAACGTCCGGGCGACAGTTTCCTCCTCAGTGTCGTCCGTTTCGTCGCTCACTTCTCGATCCCTCCGTTGCCACAGTTGCGGTGTCGACCGCGACGCTTCGCGAGCGGCGACATCAGGTCACCGCCGCACACGTCGCAGTTGGTGCTGTCGTGATTCATGATCAGAACGACCTCGCGAACGAGCCACTACCAGCGCCGTCGTCACTCCGCACGGTGTTCGTGAAGACCGCGTAGCGGAGCGCGTCCATCGCGTGATCCTCGGCGCCGTTCTTCCCGACTTCGTCTTCCTGGTAGCCGAGGAACTCTTGGATCGTGTTGATGCACTCGTCGACGACCAGGACACCGGGACGGCCGTCCTCGTCGAGCTCGAGACGCTCGCGGACGGCGTCGATCCCACCGTCGATGTCTTTCTCCGCTTTCCGAGCTTCCCAGCCCGCTCGGCGGAACTTGTCGATGTCCGCCGGCGCGTGTTCGCAGAACATCTCGCCCTTCGGGCGGCTGGTCAGCCACGCCAGAGCTGTTCCGGGATCCGGATCTCTCTCTGGGTCCCGTACCTTGTCAGGGTCGCCGACGTGCGCCCCCGAGTGATAGTACTCCGCCAGAACGATGTACTGGTCTCGGTGGGTCTTTCCGATCTCCAGGAGGACACGCGGGTCGTCCCACCCAGCGTCGTAGGCGTACATCCGCCAGTCGTCGACAATGCGGTCGGCGATCGCGTCCGCGGTGACGACGTGGCGCTCGCGTGAGAAGCGATCGTAGACGCGCCCCTCCGCAGCTGCGAAGCCACCAGCGAGGCCCTGTTCCTCGGCGGCCGTGCCCTCGAACTGCCGTCGGAGCTTGTCTTTCTCGGGGAGGAACGGGTTGTCGCGCGAGTCCGCCACGACGTTGTGCACGCGCGTCGTGAGTGGCTCGCCATCTGGGTCGACCTGCCGCTCGACGAAGTCGTAGAATTGGTTGAAGCCGTTCCCAGTCGACGTCCACAGGGCGACGTTCGGTCCTTGGGCCGTGCGCTGCCGGGAAAGGAGCATCCTGTTGAGCTTGTACAGGTCGGTGTTCGAGTAGTGCGCCACCTCGTCACACCAGATCGCGTTGAACTCTGCCCCCGCGTAGCGGTTCCACTTGTCCGCCGACCCGAGCCGGGCGACAGCGCCGTTGATGTACGTGAGTCGGCGCTCGTTGCGGTTGTAGTCCTCAACGATGGGCGAATTCTCGGGATCGCCGCCCTCGTCGGGGACAGTGTCGCGTCCAGGCAACTCCTCGAAGAACACCTTGTAGGTGGTCGGCCCACCCTTCGCGGTGTCCTGCGCCATCACGAGATTGTCGCTCTTGGGCACCTCGAGTGCGGTCTGATGGATCCACCGGCTACCGAGGATGGACTTGCCCGATCCGTAGCCAGCCCGGAAGACGATGAGGTCGTGCTCACCAGATCGGAGGGCGTCCAACGCGTCAAGTTGTGCATCCCAGAACGCCCAGTCGAGATCGAGGCCGTCGTCGCGGATGTCGATGTCGACGCCGTCGCTCGTAAGTGCGCTACTCATCGGTCTCGTCCTCCGTCACCCGGTGGTGGGTGATGTTGATCGAGAAATCGCCGTCGACCTCACCGGAGTGTTCGACTTTGTGCTGCTCGGGTTCGGCAGCACCGACGAGGTCGACCAGGCGATCGAGGATCTCGCGGACCTCCTCTCGGCGGAAGTACCGGGCCGTGTCGTCCGGCCCCATCTCGATATCGACCGGGACAGGCTTCTTCGAGACGAGCTCGCCCTCATCGTCGTGAATGTCGTTGACGCGAACGTTCCCGTCCTCGTCCTGCCAGACCTTCACCGGTGTCTCTGCCGTTCGCGACGCCTCACCAGCCGCCTGGAGCTGATACTTGAGTTCCTCGTAGGCGACCAGACGGACCTCCCGCTGCTGGTCAGCCAGCTGCGACTCGACCTCTTCGGATGGCGGCTCGTCGAGGTAGTCCTTGACTGTCTCCGCGGAGACGCCAAGCTCGTCGGCGATCTCCTCGTGCGTCTTCTCGGTGACGTAGTGCCAGTGGATGGCCTTCGTCACACGATAGGACTTCGTCCCGACTGGTCTGTCTGGCATGTGGGTGCCCTCTTAAGTAATTTTTACAGCGTCACTCGTCTCCCGTGGCACGCTGGTAGGCGGTGATCTGCTGAGGTTCGATCCCGAGCTTCTGGGCCGCGTAGGCGACGGCGAGCCTCGAGATTGCGGCCGCGTCAGTCGCGGCGAGACCCACGGCGATGAACACCACGCCCGCAAGTTCGAACAGCGTGAGCGTGACGGTGGACATGGTTACTCCTCGTCAGTCGGGAGCCCCCCAGTGGTCTCGGCGTACGCCTGCAGCAGCGCCGCGAGGTCGGCGAGCTCGATCCCGTTGTACCCGCCGAAGACTGCGAGCGCGAACCCACCGATGACCGTCGGGTCGGCGCCGAGGTACAGCGAGTAGCCGGCGATCACCGCGACGCAGACGTTGACGATGATGACGCGCAGCGCCTTGACCAGTTTGAGCATCCGAAGGTCACCGCCGGTCGAGAGGGAGTGGACGTAGTCGTCGGTCAGACCGCGCGGTGCAAGCCGGCAGTACCAGGTCGGAGTGTCGGTGGGTGCGCTCATGGGGCATCTGTGTTCGTCAAGGACCGCGTCGGGGAGTCGAACACCCGGCGCTCTGGAGAGCGTGACCGTCGCGCGGTCAGGGCGGCTGGCCGATATGGAGTCGATCGAGGTCGGGCTCTCGCGTCGCGGACGCGGGCCAGCCGGTTGACGAGCGGTACATCCCCTCCTGCCTCGTGGCGAGGGCAGTACAAACGGGGGTGCCGCTCACGCCGGCGCCGCGTTCGAGAGGAGCGTCCGGTATCGCGCGCCGTCGACGTCGACAGAGAGGACGACATCGGGCAGTCGGACGTCTCCGATCGGTTCGGCGTCGACGACGTCGCCCTCGAGGCGGGCGTCACCGAACGGGAACGCGACTCGGTCGGGGAGACGCTGACTCATAGGACGGTGAGGTCCTCCGGGCCGAACTCGTCGGGTTCGAACGCGACCACGTAGAGCTCGGCGACGCGTTCGCGAACAGCGTCAGTCTTGTCGACGGCACCGTCGACGCGGTCGATGTACTGCGGCCCCGAGACGCTGCTCCGCGCCTGAAGCTCGCGGCCTGTGACCGGATCCCGGATGGGCGCCTCCGAGCGCATCCAGACGGACTCGGCGCCGCCGAGCCACTCGGCGAGGGCGAACCACGCCGCCCAGTCCTTCGGGTCGTGCTGCTTGAGACGCTGGAGTCCGAGCGCGGCCCGGCGAACGAGATTGCCGTCGACGTCGTCGCGATGGGCCTGGGCCCGATCACGGAAGCGCCGAAGCAGCGCCTGCCTCGAGGAGACCTCCTCGCCGTTGGTGAGCTCACCGTTGCCCGCGCGGTCGGTCCGCTTCGGAGCGATCGTGCCCGGGTACTCCTTCTCGCGGCTGAGACTGTGGCCGGTCCTGGGGCTGTGTCGGTGGAGTCCTCGCATGGTCAGAAAGCGCAGCGCGGGGGCTATCCGGAGCCCCGTCATCCCCGTGCGTGGGTCGGGCGCCCCCGGCTGGTTAGCTTATCACAGGGCGGGTTGATACTAAAGCGGCAGCGGTCGCCGTGGTATCCACGGACATCGGCCTTAATGGAGTGTATAGCGCGTGTGGCGTGCGTCCTCAGTTGTAGGGTGCCGTCTGACGACGCCGGCGTCCCGCAGCGCGGCGAGCGCATCGTCGAGTGTGTCGGCCGGGAGCGCCGTCCGTACCTGGAGCGCCGACCGAGTCAACTCGCCGGCGTCGCGAAGGACGAGGTAGACAACCTTCGTCGACGGCGGGAGGTCCTCGACGCGGGGGTCGTCGACGCGACAGCTGTCGCTGGCCGGACCGGGCTGCGACCCGGTCATCTCGGGCTACCCCCCGCCGTCATCAGCGGCCCCTCGCCAGTCCCACGCCTCCGTTGACGTGGTCGACGGTGTCGAGGCCGTGTCGTCACCCCCGTCGAAGCTCTCCACAGGGATCGTTGGGTCGCGGATCGCGAACGCCCACGTATAGGTTCCCCATACGGGGTCGTTCGCGGTTACGCCGTGGATGTCCGCGACACCGCTGTTCGGGAGACCCGAGGAAGAGTACAGCGTCGCCCCGTTCGGGCCGGCGTTGTCGATCGCCTGGACGGGACCGTGTCGGCCGTCGTCCTCATCTGGGATGAGCTTCGCGAGTGTCTTCTGGACGTGGCGCTTCGTGCAGCCGACGCGGGTCGAGATCTCCCGAGCCGTGAGCGACCGTGGCGACTCGCGGAGCGTCTCGACGATCTGCCGCTGGGTGGAGGTGAACGTCCACAGTACTCCGGGAACCTGGACGTCGGCGAAGCCGGTCGGCATCGCGTCGGTCCGGACGTACACTGTCGCGTGACTCTCGGGGTCGCCGGCGTCACGTGCGTACCGACCGGCGGCCTGTGCCGTGTGGTTCTCGCGGACGCTCGCGAGGATCTCGGCGGCCGTGTCGGCGTCTTCACCGACGAAGCCGCGGCCGTGTGCCCGCTGTTCCTCGCCGGCGTCGTCGACGACGGTCTCAGGCTCGGCGTCCAGGTCGAGCTCGGCGAGCAGGTCGACGACGAAGTCGTCACCGGGGTCGATGCAGCCGTTGACAAGTCCAACGCGCTCGGGAGCGAAGTCGTTCCGGCTCTTCTCTTCGCCGAAGTGCATCGTCGAGGGCTCGGTGCAGCCGGCCGCCTCCATGATGTCGTGCAGTCGATCCTCGATAGAGTTGGCCGTGATCGCCGTCCGGAACCGGTGCCCGTACTCGTCCTGGAGGTGATCGACGAAGGTGCGGACCTGATCGCGTTGGAAGTACTCACCGCTCGCGAGCGGCCGCGTGGCCTCGCCGACTTGAACGACCCGCAGGCCGCGCTCGTACCGGCGCCACAGTCGGCGCTCCTCTGGGTCAAGCACAGCCTTGGTGTGTATCGACGGGTGGACGGCAACCATCCAGCGGGGTCGGGCGGGGTGGGCGTCGAGGCCGACGACGCTGCGCGTGAGCGAGAAGTCGGGGGAGTTCCGGACGGTGCGGACCTCGTTGTCCTCGTCGAGGACGACGGTGACCCAGCTCTTGTTCCAGGCATCGTCGTCGACGGCGTGGCCGTCGAGGCGCGGCGGCTCGTAGGGAGTCTTCCCAACGCGCCGGCCGTTCGTGCGTTCCTCAGCGTTGAAGATCGCACGGGCGAGCGCCGGGGCCAGGGTGTGCGCGCGGTCATCCTCGAAGAACCACTCCGAATTCGGGTCGGTGTTGAGCGCGTCCTGGAGCGCCTCACGCACGGCGGCCGCGTCGTCACCCCAGCCCTCGTGGCGCGCGGTCGCGATGAACGACTCCCACGTCGAGACCGGCGCGTCGACGGCCTGGAGGTATCCCGTGATCGCCTTCCGGACGCGGTCGGTAGTGAGGTCCTGCGTGAAGTCGGGCTCCTCGTCGACGACGATGTTGGTCTGCATCCGGAGTCCCGGCACGTGCGCGAAGTTGTGGGTAGCAAACACGAGGTCGAGGTTGCCGCTCTCCTTCTTCGAGCGAAGGCGGTCCCACTGCCGGATCGCCGGACACTCGGAGCTCTCCCCCTCCTCGAAATCGCCGGCGTCCTCGTCGAAGCTTGTGTCCGACCCGCGGCAACACGGAAGCGTGGTCCCCTGGTCGTTGTGCTGCTCGAGGCGCTGGTGGACGTACGAAAACGGTAGCCCGCGCCCGTCACACATCGCGGAGATCCACTCCGAAGCGGGCTCTCCATCCATCGTGATGACCTCTCGGTCCGTCTCGCTGTCGACATCGTCGACGTCCTCGTCAGTCGCAACGGGGTCGTGGTCGCCGGCGGCGACGGGGCACGCCTCGTGGCGCGCGCGGAGGACGAAGTGATCGACGCCGGCCTCGCGTGCCGTTTCGATCGCCTCGTCGCGAGCGTCACGCGTGGCCTGCAGGTGAACGACCGGCTTCCCTCCGGTCGCGGACTCCAGCTGCGCTTCCGACCAGGAAGTCGCCGCAATCGAGTGGGACTTCCCGAGGGCCGTTGGGGCGTCGACAACAGCCGTGTCCTGGTTGCGCATCACCTCGGTGATGGTAGCGAACAGGCGGTCGCGCGCCTCGCGTGTCGAGGGCCACTCCAGCCCGCGCTGTTTCGCGGCGCGTCGACGATCGTTGTGGTCAAGCGCGTCCAGCTGCGCGAGGGGGAGCGCAGACTGCGGCATCGCGACACCCGAACCCGTGCTTGAGCGCGACTGGTCGTCGTCGACGTCCTTCGTGCCGACCGTGTCCATCGCGTCGCTGTCGCCCATCGCCGCCATGAGCAGGTCCTCGGTACTGGCGGGCTCGGCTTCGTCATCGGGTCCGGGGTCGTTCGGACTGCCGACGACGGCCGCGGCGCCGTGCTCGACGAGCGGCTGGGCGTTGATCGCGGGGAGGTCAACAACGTCGCCCTCCTCGAGGTGGTAGTCCTCGCCGTCGACGCCGAGGACCTCACCGACGTCCTGGAGGATGCGGACCTCGCGCGTCGCGTCGGGATCGTCGACGAGGAGGTCCGTCATCGCTCACCCTCCAGGCGCTTGAGCGCGCAGCCCGGACACAGCTCCAGCCCGGGCGCGACCGCGTCACGCTCGTGGACGCCGACACGGTGTTCGTCGCAGTCGTCGCACTGCGCAGTGTTGTCACTCTTGGAGCGGTCGTGCTGCTCGTCGTCTTCGTCGTCAGGTTCGTCGAGGGGAGCGCCGCCTCCCCAGTCGGAGAGGTCGGAGCTCACGCAGAACACCCCCGCTGGCGCGTGGCGGCTCCACGCGAAGCGAGGGGGTCCGAGGGACGTGGGTGTCCCTCAGAATCTTGGATTTTGAGGTTTTGGGAGTAAGCCAAGGGCCGGATTTGAACCGGCGTAGTTCTCCTCTGCAGGGAGATGCGTATGGCCGGACTCTGCCACCTTGGCGCAACTGTTCGGAGTCGTGTGAGGCGGTTAAGTGTAGCGGATCCAAGCGTCGTGGAGACATTCGGCGGTCGGCGTTGCCACTGGTGGGACGGGTGTATAAATGAAAAACGCCCACCAGCGCGGTGCTGGTGGGCGTGAATTGTGTATGAGTGGTGGGCGGCGAACCGGCGTTTCCAGAGGCTCTC